ATGAAGAACAATATTGGGTTGAAAGATTAGACAAGCTTGCCGCTATTGATATTCTTACAATTGGAAAAGTACAGCCAGAGCATATGAATTATATGGCTAGTTTGTCCGATGACGCATTTGTCGCCGCTGTAAAAGGTGCGACAGTTTTTGCAAAGAAACTTAATGCACACGTTCGTGATATTGAAGAAGAGTTAAGTGCTGATTTAGTAGCTGACTAATAGTGGAGATTCCACGTTTCCATTATAATGGAAATAAAAAAGCAGTAGTATCAATATGTGTTCCTGTACGGGATTATGTAACTGCGGCATTCACTTATAGTTTATCATTATTGATGAAGAAGTGTGGAAAGGACAATAAAGAGGTCACACTTCACATGGTAATGGGAAGTGAGATAGCAATGCAACGGCAACAGTTAGTTGATGAAGCATTAGATACTGATTGTACACATATACTTTGGCTTGATAGTGATATGGATTTTCCTACTAATTTATTAGATGGATTTTTAAGTCACGATAAGGATATTATAGCATGTAATTATAGTACCCGAGTGCCACCACATCGACCGGTGGCATTTAAAAGTGTAAATGATTTAGATGTTAGAATAGTATCAGGTAATGGCATTGAACAGACGTATGCTGTTGGTTTGGGTGCTATGTTAGTCAAGAGAGAAGTATATGATACACTTCCGAGACCGCATTTTAGTGTGGAATGGAATGATGATTATACTAGTTTATCAGGTGAGGATATATATTTTTGTAATAAAGCTAATGAAGCAGGATATAAAATATATATAGAGAATGATTTAAGTAATTTTATAGCCCATATCGGAACAAGGGCTTATACAATAAAGGGTGATTGCACAAATGATTAATTTAAAAGATTCACAAATATTAGATTTTACAGGACAAACTATAATTAGTCCTATAGATCGACTAAAGAAATTTATTTTTTCGAGTTATCCGGTTATTAAGGTAGAACGAATGCTCTCCTCAGAAGATTTAGAAAAATTGGCAGTTGATTATGCTGCTCAATCTGATATGGTCTGGATTGTAAAGGAGACGGCAAATATACGTTCAGATTTCCCTTGGCATTATCGCCCTAGTGATAGTGCCCGCAATTTTATTCATGCATTTGCTAAAGCAGTTAAGCGAACCGGGCGACCAGTTGCCTGGAATGATATTAAATTAGTACCTACTAGTGGAATTGTGCATGGTGAAGTGCAAAATAAGATTATTTCCAGTTATCATGAAGCAGATTTTGATATCTATATGATATCATATCATGAGGAAGAAGCAGACTCTAACTTTAATAGATTGAAATCTAGGTTCCCTGACGCCAAACATATTAAGAATGTGGAAGGTATAGGGAACGCACATAAAGAAATAGGAAATCAAGCAACCACTGAGATGGTTTATGTGGTTGATGCCGATGCTGATGTAATGGATGATTTCAAGTTTGATTATATTCCTCCGATGAGTAAACGTGGCAATACTACATATTGTTGGAGAGCAAGAAATCCAATTAATGATTTGGAATATGGATATGGCGCTATTAAGTTATTTCCTAGACAACAGTTATTGGAAATCGGACATGAATTACCAGACTTTAGTACAGGCGCAGCATTTTTCCAACCAGTAACACAAGTATCAAACATTACTAGATTCAATAAGGATCCGTTCCGTACATGGAGAAGTGCTTTCCGTGAAGCTGTAAAACTAGCCAGTAACGTAAACCCAAATTCTCCAATAGATGAAGCATCCGAACGGTTAGAGATATGGTGTTCGGTAGATAACGGTGAAAGATTTGGACGCTATTGTATAAAAGGCGCATTAGAAGGCCGTATATATGGCGAACATAATAAAGATGATATTGAAGCCTTAAACAAAATAAATGATTTTGAATGGTTAAGAGAACAGTTTGTTTTAAGTATGAAGAAAAAGATTAGACTTTAGATAGTATCTAACCAATTAGGGCCGTCTATTGACATCGTGTCGTAGACGGTCTTTATTTTCTGAGTAAGATCTGGATTATTTAATTGAGATTTAACTCCTGGATGCAATGGCTTAGGCCATTTGTTGAATGATACCCAACAATAACCACTACTCTCTTTGTTTAATTTTGGAATAAATTCTGAATACACAGTTACTAAAAAACTTTGATACTCAAAGTTTTGATCTTTGCTTATATATCGACTGAGTGGATATACTTTATTCATGTTCGGTATATACCCAATTTCTTCTTCAATTTCTCTTAAAAGTGTTTGAAATGGACGTTCATCACCATTTGATTTACCACCAAAGAAACCCCAGGTGTTAGAGTAACTACCATTGTTGCTTCTTAATTGTAGGATTATTCTTCCAGTGTCGACCGCAAGAAAAATACAACCACTAGCACGAGTCATATAATATTATAGATATAAACGCCAATATCCAGCGTTATATATACCTTCGTAACTGTTAAACCACGTATCACCATCCCATTCTAATTGGTCCATAGTAGTATTATTAGATACATATTGTGTATCTGTTATATTTGTTGAGTTAAACGAAACAATCCACGTAGTGCCATTATATTCTAATATATCGTGTTTTTCAGCAGTAATATTAGACCAATTAGGAGATAACGGCAAATCAGCAGTCAATAGATATCTCTGGCCCAGTACGGCGGCGGGAACTGAACCATCGCCAGGATAATTGACTGATGGGTTAATTACAGCAGATATGGCTGTTAATGTATTTGTTGGTAATGTATCTGTATCAACATCGACAAATAACGCATTTTGATTATCTGGATCAAACCTAAGTCTACCAACAATATCATCATTGCTGTTTTCTATATTATCACCCTTGCGTAGTCTTAATTGACTAATGCCTTCTCTAAGTTCACCAAACGGTAGTAATTCGGTACTCCATTCTAAAATGTTACCGGCACTGTCATGCGTGCCGTTATTCTTGTTTAACAAATATATTTTGTTATTTTCGAACTTTAGTTTCCTATCCTCATACGTAGTTACGGTGTATTGACGATTGCTAATATCGAAATCTTTAGATTCTTTGAAAGCATCCAAATCGTCATTATCCAATGTATTGAGGCGAGTTATGATTGTATGAATAAGTTTTTGATGTTTTAATTTTGCTGGTGGATTTATTAATATAGGCATACTATATGTTAATGTCATCACATCTATCATATCATCTATATTACTACCAACAGATCTACTGCTCCATATAATATTAGTATTCTCTACATATGATAGGCTACTCCAATCTAAAACATTATTGTTAGTATGAATATTTAAGCTTGGGTTGAATAACACTCCTAATTGCTCAAACAGTTGAAGCTTTTGGTCTGTATTACTAGTCCATATATCAACATTCATTGTCATGTTATAAGGTACCGGCATATGTCTTTCAACTGTATATCTATCGCCTTCTCGGTTTACATATTTACCAGTAACACTGTCTAGTTCTTTTTCTACTACTTGAACTTTCTCAACATGCTGCATGTCTAATCGACGTTCAGGAGCCATAGTAAGTTCAGTTACATAGCAACTAATAAATGGAACAGTCGCAGTCATATTTTCAGAGTTTTCACGTATAATATGAGCGGCCATTCGACTGCTATCGCCATATCTAACTGGAACCTCTTGGTATAGCGGCATTTTTGTAGTAGGGTGAGTCCCCATCTCTACACTAAATCCGCCAAATAGTCGAATTACTTGTTGTATATATTTTCTTATTTGGTTATCGTAAAAGTATGGAACTGCCATTATTCGAAATCACTCCGTGGTTTTATTATGTTACTCAATGCTTGTTTTTCAGGAACTTCATCATTATCAATAATCATTGTATTAACATTATCAACAAAGCCACCAGCATTATATGTTCGATCACTCCAGGTTTTATCACTTACGTTGTCGTATAGTCTATGCCACCGGTCTCCACGAAAAGCAAATAGTCTATTTGGTAAAAAGTCGTGTCGTATAAAGTAATCACCCTCGTTCGGAGCATATGGAAATTGATCACCAGCAGCAATAACTTCGCCATGATCGTATTCTTCCGATTCAGTATCACTACCAAACAAATGAGCTATTAGTGGCAATCCCAATGGATCTTCAATTTCAGCTGCATGAACAACCGCCTTAGAAATATTAAGTTCAGTAGCATAACTACTAATGTCATTTTTAAGACTGTTTGGATCATCAGCTGTTCCTAAAATATCTACAAATTCTTGTCTGTCAGTTAACGGCGACACTTTTATTCTCCATATATGTGGGTACCATGTTTGACTGTAACCTTCACTGCTTCTTGATGCATCTTCTACTGTATAAAATTTATTAATAGCATTTCGTTCATGATTCAGTAATAAGTCATCACGTAGGTGTGGTAATTCGATTACATCACCAGGCATTAATTTTCTATTTAATTTTTCTACCATATCGTTAATATGAAGAGTGATGAAAAGAACATCATTGGATAAGAACAATCCAAACTGTGAAAGATCAAAATCATTATCACTTACACTATACACGCCACGTAGTTCATATATGTCTTTGTCATATTTTCTATCACGATTTTCCATGAATAGAAGATCTTGTATTTTGGTTTCATCAACATATCCACCTGGATTTATTTCTTTACCTGTGATTGGATCAATTTCTGATCCATTGTGGTAATTGGGCTGCGATGGATCATTTGAATTATTATTCTCTTGTGGAC